ACTGGTCACTTGTACCATAAGTCTTAACCAACCCATTACTAATCAACAAAGTACCCTGCTTATCAGTAACCTTAACAGTAACATTCCTTGTGAAACCATTATACTCATTATTACCTTCAAAAAAGATAGTACAAGGATAAGTACCAATACCAAGATTAATGTTCAAAGAAGCAACACCAAGATAATTACTATTACGGGTATAAGTCACACCATGAATAGTGAATTGAACAGGCAAACCAGATAATTCTAATCTACCTGCTTCTTCATCATCATACAATTCAACACGTAAAGGGTCAGGTGTACCATAAACCTTAGTTAAATCAGAGCAAACCACAGTAATATTCTTTTTAGCCATGTTTAGTCAATCCTCCAAGCATATTGATCCCAGAAACCTTCATCAGCATATTCATCACCAATTAATGCTTGAATAGTTTCAAGGTCGCATTTACCTTGTTTAGATTCACCTAACCCAAACATTGCTTGGAAACTAAAAATATCTGCTCTCATTTGATTATCCCAAACACCATTAGGAATCCGCTGTTTAAAATCAGGACCATCATCAGTAGCAATAATAATTGGTTGACCATTATCAAGTCGTGCAATACTATCCCAAGAACCTTTCTGTTGTAACTTCTGTTGTAAAGCTAATATCGCTTCTTTGGTGCTGTAATAATCAATTTCATGATATTTAAGAAGGGTTTGGTCTATACTGGATAAGCTGGATGTTTTGTTTTCAAACATTGACTCAAAACTTAAACTATTCTCGTAGTATTGTTTAAATCTTAACTTCCAAACGGATTTTGTTTTGTTTTTCTGTGATTTGTCTTTGATTTTCATCACATATTTTCCATTAGGGATTATCATTGCTTCTGTGACGACTGATACAACAGTATTCCATTTATCCCATTGATTCAAGTAATCCATGAATGAACGACCATTATAATAATAATCTTCACGTATTAAAACAGATACCTCAAACTCAATACCATCATAACCACTGTTAAAGTAAAAAGTAGGAGCATTCAATTCGTTATTATCGTATTGTAATTTTGTTTCACTAACGTTTGCTCCACTTTTTGCGTCAAATCCTGGAGAGATGTATACTTTGAGTGGTACTTTGTTTACTTCAAAATAACCCATTTTTTACACCCCGTATTTGCTGGTATCTCTTCCAGCTGTCTCATTATTCCAATTCAACTCACGGACGATAAAGTTAAGTATTCTTTGTAATTTTTCTTCGTCGTCAGTGTCTCCATAGTGGTTGAATGTGATTGAGCCATTGTTACCTGTTGCGGATAATATGCTTAGTATTTTATTCAATAATTCTATGATGCTTTGATTATCAGAATTACCATTATTTCCTGTTGTTTTAACATCAGTTAACTCCATAGTATACATCAAATTTGGATTACCCCACTTATTCAACATATCTTTTGCAGTACGCCCAAGTTGACTAGCAATATTATTCTGTGTAGCACTATCTTCCATACGCTGCAATTCCTGACTAAAATTCACAGCCATAAAACCCGGAGAATGAATCCCCAAAGCATTCAAGAAGTTTTTAACTGCATTAACCCCAGCTTGCCAAAACTTCTGAGGTAAAGTCGCAGCCCACCTATCAACAGCAGATAACATCCTATTTAATTCTGCTACAAATTGCCCAGGTAAACTTCTTATTTGATTCATAAAATTATTAACTGCATTTCTAGCACCATTTACAAAGTTATTGACAAGATTACCTACAAAACCTGTGACACGCGTAATTACATTTTGTAATGCTGCACCTACTTGAGTAGGCATACCCATAAACTGACCTACTAGTAATACAATTGCTCCTACACCACCAGTTGCCATGATAAACAATACTTGAGCGACTAATGGAGCATAAGTGTTGAATAAATTAACAACATTATTCCATGATTCACTTAACCAGTCTAATGCTCCAGTGAGACTATCTGAAATTGTTTGTGCTCCAGTTGTTAACCAGTCAACAGTATTTTGCCATGCACCTTGTAACCATTCAAGAGCACCTTGCAAGGATCCATAAATCGTTTCACCAATACCCCACAATGCTTGACCTAATCCATCAATCGCATTACGCACATCCTCATTTGTATAGTATAAATAACCTAATACTGCTATCAATGCAATAATAGCTGTGACAACTAATATAATAGGATTCATTGACATTACTAAGTTTAAAAATGCTTGAGCACCCGCAGCTAACATTGTTGCTGTTTTCTCAGCAACTAACGCAGCTTTAGCAATTAACCATCTACCTGCTGCAATCATTGCTTCAACACCGGACTTGATTAATTTAACAGTGAACTTACCCATTTCAACAGCAGCAGTTTTAGCAGCACTACCCACAGTTTTTAAAGCACTCCATAAACTTTTTCCAATCTGTGTTGCTGCTGTTCTAGCTGCATTACCTGCTGTTCGTATACCATTTGCTAATGTTGTAGCAAAACTAGTTGCTGCTTTTTTTGCTTCAGAAGCAATATTTATTAAACTCTGTTTAATCGAATTAAACTTACCCGTAACATCAATATTTCGTATACTAGACCCAATACCTGAGAGTTTGTCTTTTGCATTACTTGCCCATTCTGCAATCTTTGTTTCTTTGATTGCATTAATACCTGTTGCAATTTGACCGAGACCAATTACTGCATCAGTAACTGGAGATGCGAAACTACTTGCAGCAATAGTCATACCAACAAGACCATTGGTATTTTCATCTAATTTTAAAAGGAAATCCATTGCGCCTTTTGCACCTTCTTGAAACATTCCCCCGAGAGTGTATCTTCCTCTTTCAATCATTCCATTAAAAGTCTCTAATTTATTGTTATAGGTGTCCATTGCACCCATTCCACCCCAGTGCTCTTCGTTGAGTGCTTCGGCTAATGCTTTACTCCTTTCTTGAACAGTAGTAGCCTCTTTCAACTTGTCGATGTGCCCTTGCAAAATCGGTGACCTTTCCAATTCCGCAGTATTCCCCGCAAGAAGATAATTAGTCATATCCTGCTGTGCTTCAGTTGCAGATTTACCGTAATAACTCATTGCACTGAAATAATCTGTAGCAGAATTAGCCATACTTTTAAGATTTTCTGCAGTTAATGAGGAGTCTTTCGCAGCGGCACTAGATAACAACCCCTGCAGTGCAGTATCATCACCAGGTAATTGTGCGACAATTTGATTTATCTCACTCATTTTCTGCCTTGCAAGTTCTGCATTACCTACCGCATTTTCCAAAAACTTAAAATTTGTTTCTTGTTTTCCCGCACTGGCTAATAAATCTCCGAACTGTTGTCCAACCTCAGAGGCTGCTGATTTGATACGACTAAAACCATCTGCAATTTGTTCAAGTCCTTGCATTGCAGACTGATTATTCAATTGAACATTAATCTCATCTGCTTCAATAGCATCTTTTTTAGATTGTAATTCATCTAACTTATAATCCTCAACTTGCAATTGAAGGTTGATTTGTTGTTGTTTTAATCTGTCAACTTCCGCTTGTGCTTGTTGCAATTTCTGAGAGGCATCAGTATCAGTTGCAAAAAATAATTTGTTAGATTTCATCTGATCGAGTTTAGACTCGGCCTGATTTAATTTTTGAGTAACATCATTCAATGCCTGGGTATCTGCCTCAACCTTCATTTGGATTTTTTGACGGTTTAATTCACTTGCTTTCTTTTTGGCATCATCCAATTCTTTTTCTAAAGCATCAATCTGGCTTTCTTGTGTTTTCACAGCCACATCTAATGTTACTTTTTTAGTTGCAGATACCAAATCAAATCACCCCCCTGTTGTGAGTATTGCTTTATTTTTCGCGTAATATTTATCGCGTTCGTTTTTCATTATTATAATTGCATGTTTTTGCAGGTTTGTTAAATTAGTCATATCTCCATTATGGATTTTGTAACCTGCAATGTACATGTGTGTCAAGTGATTTAATTCACCATTTTTGTAGTTTAAAACCCCTCTAAGTCATCAATTGAATTAGATTGTTTTTGTGCTATTTTGTTTAAATCAATACCACTTATTTCACTAATTTTAGCAGCTAGATTATATGTGACTCCGGCAGGGAGTTTTTCAATTATTTCATCATCAAAATGTGTTTCATCAACGTTAAATAAAGCTAATTTTAATAATTCAATATCATAAGTAGTGTCAGGATTTAATTTAGCTTTTTGAGTTACAGTTACTGCATCTTTGCTTGTGATAGGTGTTAATTTCACTTCAACAATCAAATCTAAGTTAGGATATTCAAATTCATAAGGTATGAATGCGTCAGCACCTTCAGTGATTGCTTGTTCAAGTGTTACGATTTTATGTTCTTCAGTGTTAATTTCCATAGTTTTAATACCTCCTTTAAAAAAAAAGATTTTTTATATGCAATATTATTGTTTAAAAAAAATAGAGGAGTATCCCCACCATTTAAGGGGGATGCTCCATTAAAATAACAAAATTAGTTAATATTTGATTTCTTCACCGTTGACCCATTCTTTCATTGTTGTACCAGTGAAAGATAGGTTTTCAACAGTATTGTTTTCAGTGTCAATAGTATACTTTTTATCCGTTAAAGTACATTTGTAAACATTTGTTTGAACTTTCAATGTACCATCGACAGAGTCTTTTCTTTCGATTATTACGATTTTGCGTGGAGTTTTAATCATAGATAACAATATGGACTCCATAGTTTTGTAATCCTCAATTTTACCATACCTTAATTTATCAATTGACACATTCCATAATACCTCATCAGAGCCATTTGGAACTGATCCATCGAAAGTTAAATCAGGGTCGGCATTTTTGATGTCAGGTGAAACCTCTGCCTTGTTAGCATAACCTAAATGAGTTGTATCTATGTATATATCTTTTGCTCTTGCCATGTTTATTGCACCTCGATATTAAATGGTATTTTGACTATTTCGATAACATCATTAAATATTAATTTATCTAATGAAATCTCAATACAATTACCAGATAGTTTTCTCACAGAGAAAATGATATCTTCCAATAATTCTAAATCATCAACACACTCTTCTCTAACGTTTTCTGCGATTGCTGTAGCAGATTCTAAATCATCAGGACTAACTATTTCACCTAATAATCTTTCCGCTTCCATACGATTTACGACGTAATCTCTTACACGGTTAATGTATAAATCTAATCCGTCAGGGAGTTTGCTGTTTACGCAGATATATTTCTGTGATAATCTGTCACGTGCACGGATGAAGGGTACGTTTAATTCTAGGAGTTTTGCTCCGATTTCGCCTGATTCAGTTAGGTAGTTTGGAGAAACACTATTAATCATTGGTATTTCTTTAAATGTTAATGATCTGTTAACTTGTAAGCTTGCAATGTAACCTGCCATTAATGCGGCTGATTGATTTAAGGATAAACCATTATATGCTTGTGTGCACATCCAGTATACATGTTTTTTGAATGTTGCAATACTTGTGGTATATGCTGCTGCGTTTGCTCTTTGTATTTGTGCGACTTGACCGTGTGCGAATTTGTTTTTAAATTCTCTGTCTAACCATGTGCTGACGATTGTTTGTGCCTCATCTGTGAGTTCTTCAGCGATGAATAATATGTCAAATACTTCATCTTTTAATAGGTTTAATGCTGATTGTAATTTTGCATTTGTTAAAGTAGTTTCAGCTGTAGGATTATCTCCTGTGGTGTAGGTGGTGATATTTGCAACTAATAAACTTGATGCCCCATAAAATAATCCGTCTATTGCGTCTGTACCTTTGAATGCGCCAACTGTTCCAGTTGTACCAAATATTTCATGTGCTATTGTGTCATCTGATACTAATGTTAAATCAGTGACTTCACTGTCAAAAGCACCTATCACTGCGATTGATGATGCAATTCCAGGTGTTCTTTCGCGCATTACTGTAGCGCCTTCAATTACTTCAATATAAGGTTCGATTGCCATAAATTTTATGCTCCTGCATTTAATTTTTCAAATTTTGTTAATTCACGTTTTAAATCATTCTCTGATTTAATAGTGATATTATTCATGTTAATATAATACTTGAAACCAGCTTTTAAACTGTCGGGTATTTCCATTTCGTTTAATTGTGATTGGAAATCATAATTAGTTTCTTTTTCAGATTTTTCATCTGTTTTTTTCTTAGCCATGCTTTTTAATCCTCCTTTTAGTATAAGTTATGTGATAATTCAAATGTTCCCATCACACCCCATTTTTTCTGTATAGGTTGTGTCATTACTCTGCTTGATGTGATGATCGTGTCATTCACTATTCCAGGTAGTTCCCGGAATGAGTAATTTGTAGTGAATTCCTGTAATAAGTAATCATGTATTTCACATGCTTTACTGTAGGAGTGGTTGTTTGCTCCTTTAAAGTAGTAGATGATTATACTGTTTGCCTTAGTGGGTTTACAGTAATCAAATGTTGGGTCGTATTCAATATTATTTATATAGACATCACAGGTTGGTTTTTTTCCGAATGTTTTTAGTATGGATTCGTTGAATCCTGTGTTGACTTTACTGAATAACGGGTTGTTTTCATCATCTGTTATTGTAGATAGGTTTTCTTGTAACCATTCACTGATTGCTTGTGCGAATTTGAATTCAGGTTTTGTTTTTCCTGATACACAGAATTTATAGGTTGCTTCAGGGTTTATTTCGATATATTCGTCTGTCATCTATACATCGCCACCGTTTTTTCAAGTCCTTTTTCCATAAAATGATAACCTGGAAATGCTTTTCTACTCATTCTATATCCCCAAGGCATTTTCATTAATTTGCCTTGTACAGCTGGTGTGCCATCATTGACATATGGAGCATACTCCACCTTAGTATATGCTTGAATAATTGCAGATAAATTACTTTTAGATTTAATGTTTGAATGTATACTATCATGTAAATTATGAGTAACAACACCATGTCCAGGATATAATTGGTCTTGGATATTACCTTGAAGATTCAAAACCACATCGTTAAGTATTTCATCAATCATTCCAGAATCTTCAATATATAAATTGATGAAATCAGTAATTTCACCCATTAGAAATATCTCCTACGATTTCTTTTCTGATTATAGGATAATGCTTTACCATACCTGACAAGACTATGAGCTACCTGTTCATCTTCCTCAGCACAAGTATTCCAATAAGCATCCATATAATCATCCAACAATTCCTTAGCCTTAATATACCACATATCAAAATTAACCTGGTAATCATCACCATTAAATAATGCTCCATAACAATCAGATGCACTGTAATAGATTGCTACTGTTTTAATGGTTGATGAAAACTTTTCAGGGTCAGGTAATGGAACATTCTTTGCTCTTAAACGACCATGAATCCAACCTGTAGCATTAGTGATTGCGGTTTCAATGAGGTTAGTTTCAATTGTATCTGATACATTGTCTCCGAAGAGAGTAGTAATGTCTTCAACAGTACAGTAGAGTATAGGGTTTTGAGTGTCATCAGATGAAGTTTCATCTGATATGACTTCATCAGTATTTATTGGAGTTTCAATGAGTTCTTCATCTGACATATAAAAATCCACCTTTTTTTTATGATGTGTCTTCTAATGCTTTGATACGACCGAGAATAGTATCTGCGGTTGATTCATCACCAATTGCATCTTCCAGGTCTTTAATGTCTTTTTTGATTTCAGTATCATCATAAGCAGGCCCAGATGAATTTTGTAACTCTTCAATCATTCTTAATAATCTTCTGTTAATATCGGTTTGTGTACCGCTTAACACATTATAAGGTTCTACCATAAATATACGAATCCTCCATTATTTTTTATTTAAAAAAGATTAAAAAAAATATGTAAAAGGATTTTATTTTAGTTTCCTTTCACAATTAAGAAACCGTTACTGTCTCTCATATTCAAGTTGGATTCAACCCAAATGTAGTAATCGACAGTTTGTGGTCTGCCAGTTTCTTCTTCTTTAACATTAATGAAAGCTGGTGGGATAACAGTACCATCTTCAGTAGTGGTGATACCATCATTTTCTAATGCTTGTACAATGTTATATTCAGGGTCAGCATATTTTTCGATAGTTGCACCAGGGTTAGCACTATCAAAGAATGCCATATCTCCATCCTGTATTTTATGTGATGCAATATAATTGAAGTTTGGAGTGTAATCTTCTTTCCTTAATGCTTTCTCGATTGCTAATTTGTCTGCTCTGGAAACTAATGCACTGTTTGGTGCGTAACCAGTAGCATTGTCATTGCTATCATATCTCATTTCATCATCAATGGTTAATTCGTTTTCGATGATGTTGGAAGCAGAAGTCCATGCTTTTAAGGTTGCAGTTGATTGTCTTCCGCCTGCGAGAATAGCTTGTGAATATTTTTCTTCAAAGAAGTCTGCGATTTTAACAACAGATGCATTGTAGAATGATTCTAATTGAGAATCGTATCTGCCTCTTTGTTTGTCACGGGTATTGGCGTGGTACATGTAACCTAATGGTAAGGTTTGTCCACCGACACTTTGACCTTGTCCAAATTTGATTTCGTTGAAATCAATACCGTTATTGGTGTAGACTGGGTCTCCGACTTGGATGTCTCCGTTTAAGTAGTTAGTGAATAATCCAGTGGGGTTTTGTTCAACTGGTAATAAGTTTAAGAATTTTAATGCTTGGTAAATTCTTTTTTGTACGTATATTTGGTCATTCTGTACTTTATCGTCGAATACAGCTGGTAATCCATTAAATGCCATATAAATTCAATCCTCCATTTATTGTTCTATTTTAATCCGATTGTGATTTTATCATCGGTAGTTTGTCCAATGAGACAAATTGCATCGGATGCGGTTGTACCTGATGATGCGGTTTTCTTCCATCCATCAGCACTCCATTCCACATACATTCCTGCTTTGATTGCTTCAGATGCTTTTGCAGAAACAGTTCTAATGTCAGCGAATACAGATTCAACACCACAGTTTCTGAGCATTCCAGCAGATTTTGCTTGAGCTTCAGTGTATGCAGTGGTTGGATCTATATCATATTCCGGATGGTCATGTGCAAATCCAATTATTACACCATTGTTTCCGGTTGCTTTTGCAACAAATGGGGTTTCCCCATCGTCTCCGATGATTGCTAATTCGTCACCTTGTTTTACTGGTGCGGCGAGTGAAGGTTTGGTGCCGTCACCAGTTACACTTACAGTTTCTACGATGCTTATTGCACCTTCAACTGCTTTTGCAGGGAATGTAATCCCTTTGAAGATATTTAACATAGTATTCATGTCCTCCATTTTTAGTTTTTAAGATATTTTGCTATACGTTCAGCGGTACCAGTTGGGATACTTTTCCTTTTGGGTTCTGTTTCCACTATTGGTTTCGCGTCACGGTATAAATCTGAGAATGTTTCGGGGTCATTTAAGCATAGTTTTAATGCTGTGTCTCTTTGTTTTGGGAGTATGACTCCTTTTTGTATATAGGTATCGACTGTAGTTTCTGCTTTTTCTTTTTCTAGTTGTTCGACTGTTGCGAGCATTTTTTGGTATTGTTCGTTTTGGTCGAGTCTTGCTTGTACTTCTTCGTTTAGTTTGTCTACAGTGTCATCTACGCTTTTTTTGGTTGTGTCGATTTCTTTTTTGAGTTTGTCGATTTCTTGGTTTTTTTCGTTGATTTTTTGTTCGTATTTGTTTTTGATTTCTGTGAAATCGTTTTCTTCATTAATTTTTTGGGCTTCTTCTAGTTTTTGTTCTAGTTCAGCTATTTTTGCTTCGTATTCTTCGGGTTCCATTACTAATCACCTTTT